CGATTGTGGCGTTGCACATTTCGAGTGGTGACCAGTGTTTGTGCTTGACGAGATATCGGACAAGTCTTTCTCCGGTGTCTTTGTTGAACTGGTTAGCTGGGTTAGATACTCTGGCACAGTAGGCAATAAGCTCGAGTGCGTCATTGAAGTGCTCCTTAAATTCTTCTGCTGGTGCTGGTTGCACAACCAAATAGGCTTTCATAGCCTCATTTGCAAATTTCATATTATTCTCCCAGCGAAAGAAGAGGATTACGAGCGCCTTTCATTTCAGACCCGCCTTGAATGTATTTCACATAGGCCTTACCGCTAACTTTATATTTAATAAACCTACGATTGGTTTCCTCTTTGTTAGGATTTTCGAGGGTAATAGTAATATCTTTACCCTTTGCAAGTGCATCGAGCTTCCGAAGCATTTTGTCTGCGTTTGTTACGCCTTGACTGCCGTATCCAATGGATGAACGACGCTCACCCTTTGATACGTTGCCAGTGCTCTGTCTTTTCTTTCCCATAATATTCTCCTAGAATTTAAAGTCTTCAAATTTTTTCTGATCTTCACCCTGATTGGTTCGATCAAACATTGGTGTGTCTTTCATTAAGTTTTGGCTAGTATCATCAGCATCAAACAATCTCATCTTAGATCTATCAATACCAACAACAAAGCGTTTGTTTTTATTTGGGTCGTTGTATCTATTCTTCAATTGTTTGACCATAATCTGGCCTTGTGCATCTAACTCTTCGCTGGATACCAAAGCGAACATTAGGTCTGCGGTAGCGGGTAGTCCAAAAGACTCGGAGGTATCTTCAAGCCCAGGATCCGAACTAGAATAACCAGTACGAGTCGTTTGGGTTGCAGAGACGATCGGTAAGTCGAATTCGACGGCAAGGCCACGTAGTTCTTCAGCAATGGCTTTAATGTATGCATAGCTGTTTACTGATCCTCCCATTTTCATTCTTGCTGATGCACAGATATTAAGATAATCTACAAAGATAATATCTGGAACAAAGGCTTTTTTAAGTTTCAATTCATTCAACAATGCTCTGAAGTGATTAGCATTAGCCGAACCGGTTGGATACTCTTTAACAATAAGTTTACCATTAGTTTTAGTCTTAAGACTGTTTACACGATCTTTAAACATCTGCTCATCCATACTATCAATTTGTTCGATAGGAATGTCAAGCAAGTTGGCGTCGATACGTTCAGCTACACGTTCTTCACTCATCTCCATGGATATATATAGAACATTTCTGCCTTCATTCAAGGCTGCAGCTGCAACATGGCACATAAACAGAGACTTACCTACGCCAGTGCCAGCAAGAGCAATGTTCAGTGATTTATTAGCAAGGCCGCCTTTAGTAATTAGATTGAAATATTCGATATCAAATGGGATCTTTTCTTCCTGTGAATGATAAAATTCATATCGTTCATTAACATTCTCAAGATAGTCATGACCAATATTTGTATCAAATGTAACCGCCAAAGCTTTTTGTAGGATATCAGGCAAAGCATTTTTTGTGAGGGTCTTATGCTTACCATCAATAATGCTAATAGACTCCATAACAGCATTGAATAGTGCACGATCTTGACACCACTTCTCTGTTTTATTATAAAGCCATTCATCATCAATATCTTCAATCTTAAAGATTTCTGGGATGATTTCTACTGCATGACGATAGTGCTCATCAGACATAGTTTGATTATCATCAAGTTCAATCTTAAATGCTTCAGCTGTAGGCAGTTTATTATACTTGGCAACAAACTTGGCTACTTCACGAAATAGTTGTTGATATACTCCTTCAAAATATTCGGGTTGGATGAAAGGGAGTACACGCCTCATATACTCATCATTCACCAATAGGTTTCTTAGAACAGTTTGTTCTATGTTTGCATTAATCAAAGTTCACCCTTTTCTCGCATTGCAGCACGGATCTTAGTTGCTGAGATACTATGTGTCTCTTCTCCAAGATCGTGTTGCGTGAATGTGTAACCAACACCTCGACCGTAGCTAATGTCTACGATGTTTGGTACTTTCATAATAACATATTCAGAGCCCGGTGTAAACCCCTCTTCTCGCAATCCATCTTCAATAGCATCACAAACATAATCGTAATAAAATGGATTATCATCTTGGGTTGCAGTACGTCCACCTCCGGCATCTTCACCAACAATGCCTTCGACGTCACGTACCATAATAACCACTTGGCCTACATCTGCATGCGCTTTCTTAAATAGCTCGGTGTGCCCGTCATGCCATGGCTGCCAACGACCAAGCATTTCTGCTGTGGGCTTCTTCCAATCAAACATTATATTCTTCCTTTAGCACTCTTGCTATTTCTTCGATCGCTTCTTCTGTTTCAAACTTATCCACGCGAATATCCCAGTCCTTGGGATTCTCGAAGATCTTGTTTGTGTCTTCAAATCGCCCGGTGGTAATAGTGTCCATCCAAATAGTAATATCCGCGTCAAACTCTTTACGGGTTTCACACGTAGGGCACACGAAGTCACAGATAACTGTTCGCCCCCGCTTGTGTTCGAAGTTAGCGAAGGTGTTCATACGTTCCGCCTGCCGGCGGCGACCAGGACCACTGAAGTCCCAGTCGTTCGCCATGTTACGAATACTGTCTGCGTTGTACCACGCACACTCTAGCTGTTTCTGTAGTCGCTGGGCTAGATAGGTCTTACCACTGCTTGGTAGACCGCAGATCAAGATTTTCATTATTTTTTATTTTCAAGCGCGCGCGCTGCATTCTCTAATATTGAATCTAATATCATACTTGCATGGTCTTGTAAATCAGTATTTGAATCACTCAATTCATCGTCAGGGGATGATACGACGTCAAAGTTAAATGTCATATATTCTTCATCATCTGACACTTTAAGTTTAGTGAACTTGAGAATCGTTTCAGTAAAAGCTCCAGATAGAATACGAATATCCCAATTTTCACCTTCTGAGGGAACAAGTTCATAATCTACGTTTTCATTAAGCAACGGTTTACCTTCTAAATCAAATGCGCTCATACTAAATGCCCTCTATCGTTGTAGCCAGGATATTTTAAATCTGGCAGAATTTTTTCTACGTTAAATTGTATATGGTGTAAATATCGTTTTTCCATATCATTAAAAGCGTCTCTAGAATGCATGCTAAACGTTTGTTCACTAATAACCACATCTCCATCTTCCCATTGGTGAGAATACACGAATTGTGGTTGAGTCAGATATTGTAAAAGCTCATCAGCGATTTCTAAAGATTTTTCTTCGCTCATACCTTCAATGCAACCGACTTGCAATGGGGAAAAGAAAAATGATTTATCCCCAAAATCGTTTTCTACGATAATATTGTCCCATATACCCATATTTTTTATGATAAGATTTTCTTCGATGCGCCATGCATGAGTGCTCCTATCGCTATCTTGTTGGTATCGTGTATTATAATGGGAAACCCTTAATCCGCCATAGAAATTCTTTTCTTCTTCAGAAAGGGCATTATATGCAAGAAAATTATTGGTAAAATTTGTTACTGATCCAGTAGTATCAGTAATGCCATACAGCCAAACACAAGGTCTTCTATCAGGATGCCCAATCCTATCACTGTGCCATTTTAATTCAGTTTTATGACTAAAATGTCCAGGTCCACCATTTGTACCAGGTTTTGCTGTAACTCTTAAAATTCCCGGATATTCTTTAATAAAGATATCCTGTTGATCGGACGGTAGATTATCCCAATATTCGGCAACATCTGCAAAATCATAACTACCAAATGATCCACAAAAGTCTAACTCCTCTCTGGGAGTTAGCTTTTGATTTTTCCACACAACAACAACGTTTTTGCGCAACAATTCAAGTGCTTCAAGCTTATCTTCTAAAGACATATCCTGAATTCGGTTATGTATTCTAACAACCCAACCATTTTCCAAAAACGAATATTCTAATGCCAATTGTTATTCCTCGCTTTCTAGTACAATATCATCCATATTAACAAGAGACTCATGTCCAATTTGATATTGTTTTTTCAAGAATTCTTTAAAGTCGGTGTTCTCAAAGATAGGTTTCCAGAATTCTTCTGTTAGTGTATCCTTTGCACGATATTTAGTATCTACCAATTCGCCTGTTTCTTGATCTACATGACAGAACCATCCATTCGACGGTTTAGCAGCATAGTTACCAGCAAGAGCAACATCAAGAAGACCTGACCATTTCTCTACGCCACCTTCCCATGATACCGAAATAGGGATCTTGGACTTTTCTTTAACAAAGCGAGACTTCTCAACATTGATAACAAAGTGATAACCTTTAATCTCAGTACCAACTTTATCTTGTTGACGACCGAGGATCCAGATATTATCTGCAGAGTAATAAATCCCAGTGCCACCAGATACAATAGCTTTAGGAAACAGCCCAATTTCTTGATATGTATGGTTAATAGCCAACATAGGAATATTCTTCATAGCAAGATATGGTGTTGCCATACGGAACAAACCTTTCAATGCTTTGGCTCGTGACATATCTGCTACTGACTTTTCATTCAGAGCATCTTCCATTTCTTTCTTCGATGCAAGGTTACCAATAGAGTCAATAACAACAATTACATTATCCTTACGATCAAGTTGCTCGAGCTGGCCAATAAGATCAAACTTAAGTTCTTCAACATTCATAATAGGAGTATGAAGAACCCGAGCAGGATCAATACCAAACTGCTTGAAGTATGACTGAGGTGAGCCAAATTCTGAGTCATAGAATAGAATCACTGCATCATCGTATTTCTTTAGATATGCACCTGCCATAAGAAGAGCAAATGAAGTCTTAAAGTGCTTTGAAGGGCCAGCGAGAACAGTAAGTCCAGGAGTAAGACCTCCATCTGGATCACCTGATAGTGCAA